TGCTGCGGAGAAACGTACGCGCTCTTGTGTGCGTAGATTGCGCTGGACTGCGCGGGACCACTTAGGCCGCATTCTCGGTAGCAAGTAACAGATGATGCAATAGCACCACCATCCCAGGATGGGAGTGTCGGAGTCCGTATGGTAATAGGACAAAGCCTTTGCCAGAGCAAGCTCGTCTAAGCGGCCCTGGGTACAGGTGACATGAAATTTGGATAATGCTCTATGTAAGTCGGCGCAATCTTCAATTCGGCCTGACGAGGCGGTATAAAACCTACCACAAAAGGTGATATCCTCCAGACAAGTAGACCGCAAAACCTTGAGTTTAAAACCCAGGGCAGGGACGTACTTCAGGCATGTCTCAACCGAATCAGCAACACTTTTCAGTGCGCCGATGAGGCCATCATCACCCTCGTGTTTGCTAAACCACGAACGCGGGGGGAGATGTCGGAGGACCGACCAAGTATTGAAGTGATTAATGATGCCGTTCAAGACCGAGGTCTGAGCGTCACCAGAGCACCGACCACCATCGGTTGTGTACCACAGACCCAGCTGGTGTAAACCACGGGTGCGCAATAGAAAACCAAGGGCGACATGAAGAAGCTGGTGTTCGAACTTAGGGAACAGTAGCTCTATGAATCCTACCTCGATAAATTTGAGGTAATCCTGGGAGACTGTACGGTCAAATCTGCTATAATCAGTCTCAAAGAGTACGGGAAACTCGGTGAAGGGCTGCATGGTTCGGCGCTTGGCGAAGGGATCCAACCCCTTGACCAGGAACGGTGCAGCCCGGGCAGCTTTCTCGATCGCATATATATATGGGCCGATGATCGCAAGAAATTCTGGACGGCGCGGTGAGATGTTTCTAGGGTCCACCGCCGCAGTCCCGGCCTCGATCTTAATAAAAGCTTTAACAATGGCATGCTTGTGCTCCAGGTCCACATGGAGCACCCGCTGCCTCGCCTCCGACAACTCCCGTTGTTGTCGCGGGGGAAAACGGCTCAGCCATAGCCGAAAGTGGACGTCCTCCTGAGGGGAGGGATTCACTTGGCTGACCCACTGGCTGGCTTCCTCCTGCAGATACATTCCCAACATCTGGGGGAGGGGCTGAAGGTCCGGGATTTGGTGTTTTGGGACCATTTCCCCGGGGGTTACGGGGATTTGCACGTCTTCTGCCGCTATTACGTACGCTCTTTGTAGCGGCGACATTCTTGTCCAATCTTTTCCCCACATTTTTCCGACCGGTGGTAGTGGACTTTGGGGTTTGGACATCTCCTTTAGGTACTCGAGGTTTATTTTTCCCCCCAGTCTGCGTGCTTCTGCGACCAGGGTTTCTAGTGGCAGTTCTGGGGGTAGGCACAGTGGATGAAGAGGTGGAGGCCCCCGAGGGGCCAGGGACAGCGGCCGCAGTAGCGGGCTTGGGCTGTTCACCTCGGCACTTAGCAGCAAGGGCATGGAATTGGACTGGAGACCCATCGGCATGGCGACAGATTCCAGCACAAGGTTTGCGCTGCTTGCATGGTTGACCTGACAAGTGCTTTCCGGCACAAGTAGGCTCTGTGCAGACTGCCGGCTTGGCAGTTGAAGGCTTGGGAACACGGGGCTTCCGTGCAGCTTGGGGCTTATGCTCCACGACGACCTCAGGAGGAGGGGGTGGGGGAGGGGCACCACATTCAACACCCGTGTTAGGAGTGAGGTTGCTGCATTGTTCAGAGTCCTGCCGGGGAACATCACTATTTGGCGGAGCAGGCCCGGCAACATCACCCTGCCCGCCAGATGGAAAGGGACGGGATGGTGACGTGTTCTCAATTGTCTCGAGTTTTTCTTTTGGTGGTACTACATCGTACATCGGGACACGGATGTCACTCCAAGCCCAAGGCGTCAGGGAGTGCTGACGGTTGGACCCCACGAACCACAAGAAAATACTGCGGGACGCGGAAAAGAGGACCCCACGACGGTTACACGCCGCAATGAGGAGACCGAGCACCCGTCGGTGCAACCAAGAAAGGTCGGAAGGGCTACCTGTTATCCATGAATCATAGGCCGTATTTGTAGCCATCTCGTCAGACAGCTGGGATACCAGGGCGGTGGCGTACTGCAGGAGGTTTAGGTCTGCTTCATCCGCAACGAATCGAGATCTGACAATGGAGTCAGAGGTGGCACGGTATCTCTCCCCCCTAGCCAAGGTGGAGAGCGCATGTGCAGATCTGATGATGGTTGCTGCTGGGACCTGGCCAATTTCCTCCCCTCCCTTTCGGAAAGAGAAGACGAGCTTGCCATCTCCCACTGTAGTTCGGACGGCTGTCACACCGCCAGAACAATCAGCTGCAGCGACCATACCCGCACTCGAGCGCAAGTTGAGTGGGTCGTTACGGTAGTACGTGCCGCTAGAGGGCCACACAAGCAACACCATGGTATACTTGTCTACGAAACCTAATCGCCGATAATGTAAAGCTTTATCATGTGAAATCAACACACCTTCGGGGCCCCAATGGTGGTAACCATGCACGTAGCTGGACCCACCGGCGGACTGCATAGACACGCCGGCATGGTTGACTTCAACAGTAGCCTCACCGTCATACCATTTCTTCACGCCTTTATGGGCGGAGAAGTCATGGGTGATGATGAGGGTAGGGCTGGAAATAGCCTGACAAAGGTCATCTCGTGTAAGATGAAAATCGGTGTATGACATTATACTGAGCCGGCTCTTACAGGGGCATTCTTGGCCAGAGTGCACACCTGCGTCATTAGCAAAGTCGGTCATCAGTTGGGCGCGGCGATGGTCTGCGGCGTCCAGGTTGGGGTAACAAATGTGATGGTCGGCTCCCAGATTTTGGTTACGCTTGAGGGAACCACCAATGTCCCGAGTCTTGACGGTGTACCGCCGAAGGAACTGGAGGCAAGACTGCTCAGTTCGGGCTCGGACATGGGCGAGGCGAATGTGGTGACCATCAACAGGTTTGATCTTAGAAACCTCACCACAAATGGCCTCAGACATTCGTTTGACCTCCTTGGTGACGGTGTCCAACGTGAAGGGAAGGACAGGGGCGTCAGCATGAAGGACCCAACCAGAAAGGGATCGCCGGATGATCTGCAGGGTACAAAACAAAATATAACACCAAATGCAGACCAGCGGCAATGACAGAACCAGGACACAATAACACGCCCACTTAAACCACAACACCATAGGCGGTGCAGATAAAGCGGGAACGAGGCCATAATGGTCCAAAAGATGGCAGGTAGGGCCAAAGTCCAGGTGAACTTCCCCCCAGCTGGGCATGCCGAACCAAGGTCCGACAATGGCAGCAAAGGGGCCGATGCCCGGCAACTGGTATAATTCCAGCAGTGACTCCCTACGGGCTCTGTCGATAGCACAGGAATAGCCCACGTTCATGAGCCATGCCTTGGCGATACGCGCCCAAAGGGGCACGTACCAAGCCACGAAGCAAGCTAAGATTGCTAAGGTGCTGCCTACTACGCAAGTTACTAAGAAACGGCGGAGGCTGGACAGCGCATACTTGGTCACCTTGCGCAAGATATACATGATGAGTGCGAAGGTGAGGGGGCAGGCCACATAAGCGGCGTACAACAGTGCGGTGTCCATGAATGCTCGTGATGTCTTAACGCGAAATCAAACGGTTGAATTACA